CCTAAAAATACCCCCGGAGGGACTTTTCCACAAACAAAAGTGAAAGGATGTCGCGTGGCAGCGAGGCGAAGGAGGTCAGAAACTAAAGAAACTCGCCGCAAACCCGCGACAACTCCGGAGGCCCGGGAAAATGAGATGATTTCTTTGGCCACCGATCTTGCTGAAGAGCAGATTCGAGCGGGTACGGCTTCATCTCAGGTGATTAGTCACTTCCTTAAGCTTGGTTCTACCAGGGAACGGCTCGAACAAGAGCGACTTGAGCATGAGAACGCTCTTCTTGAAGTCAAGAAAGAGCAGATCGAGTCTCAACAGCGTATTGAAGAGCTATACGTCGACGCTATCAAAGCAATGCGGTCATATGCGGGAGATGTGCCAGCTTCGGAGGGTGATGCCGAAGAATCTGACATACTCTGAACTTCGCAGGTTGGAAACGTTTGAAGAACGCTTTGAATATCTTCGATTGGCTGGGGAAGTTGGATACAGCACTTTTGGGTTTGACAGATGGCTCAATCAGCATTTTTATAGATCACACATGTGGAAACGAGCTCGTAGCGCAGTGATCGTTCGGGATAACGGGTGTGATCTGGGTGTTGAAGGATACGATATTTATACGGATCTGGTAGTTCATCATATGAATCCCATGTCGCCAGATGATATCAAGCATGGTGAGTTGTGGATTCTCGATCCTAATTATCTTATCACTACGTCTCTACAGACTCATAATGCAATTCATTTCGGAGATGAGAATCTTCTTCCTAGAGGTCCTGTAAAAAGACAACCAGGAGATACCAAGTTATGGTAGATAAGAACAAGAAGAAGAACGAAGAGCAGGCACAAGCACAGTCCGCAGAGCAGAACGATCCTACTGCTGAGCGGCGTGCAGAGATGGGTGACGTGCGAGTTCCGTCGAACCCGCTTCGTCCAGCGGATATTCCGCCTGAGCCTCTGACTCGATCGGGCTATTCAGAAACTGGCCCATCCGAAGAGGATGATTCAGGTGAATGAGGAACAGCAGGTACCCGCTCCTCCGACCGAACCAGCTCCGGCGGTTCCTCCTGAAGAAGAGGACGACAAAACCGACGTTCAGCCTCGTCCTGAGCCAAAGGAAGAGCCGAGCGATCCTCATACTCCTCCGCTCGACGACGATGACGATGCGGCCTATCTTCCACCTGATGACTCAAGGCGTCTAGCGGCAGAAGAAAGGCTTGCTCGTAGACCTGAGGTTGCCTAATGGCTCTCAAGCGAGTATGGATTCCTTCACCCAACTATTCCAGTCGAGGCAGCAGTGGCGTTCGCCTCATTGTTCTTCATACCGCTGAGGGAGCTCGCACGATCGAATCGCTTGGCAGTTTCTTTCAAGGTGATGTCGGAGCTTCCAGTCATGTCGGCGCTGATGATAAGTCCAATACGATTGGTGAGTATGTCAAGCGTAGTAACAAGTCGTGGACTCAGTCATCGTTCAACCCTGTAGCAGTTTCTATCGAACTATGTGCATTCGCTTCGTGGAGTACTGACGAATGGCATCGTCATCCAAACATGTTGGAAAACTGTGCCAAGTGGATTGCTGAAGAAGCAGCCTACTATGGGATTCCTATCACCAGACTGAATGCGTCTCAAGCGCAGGGATCTGGCCGAGGTGTTTGTCAACACGTAGATCTTGGATCCGCTGGCGGTGGGCATCACGATTGTGGTTCAGGGTTTCCCATGAACTATGTGCTCACCATGGCTGTTGGTGGATCAACTAGCCCTACACAAGAAGAGGAGACAGACTTGATTACCTCGGCTGTGTCTGATGGTGGAACATTACACGTATGGTGGGTCGGTGAAGACAAGAAGTCGGTTTGGTACAGGTATCAAAGAAAGGGAGAGACCGATTGGCAGGATGGCGGTAAGTTCGCCAATACAGATCCGAAGAAGATAGCGGGTATTTCTGCCACGCTCAATGCTACGGGAACGCTCGAAGTGTTCGTGAGGTATGAGGATGGCAATCCCGCGCACACATGGCAGAAGAAGGGGTCGACTCAGTGGTCGGGAGGAGCCCCGGGCAAAGCTATCGCCGCTTTCTCCAATCTTCCTAAATGATATGGGCCTACTTCTCATTGTCATTGGGATTGTTCTTGCGCTATTTGTTAATTATCTGATCGGAATCATCTGCATCGTCGTGGGAATCATCCTTTTGTTCGTACCTGGAGTACCTTACGGTTACAGTTCTTACAGAGGGCGACGAGGTCCACCTTAAACCACTCATGAAAGGGGGTGAGTAGTTGGAAACAAGTATTCTTACCAGTACCAAGAAGATTCTGGGAATCGATCAAACGTATACGGTCTTTGACCTGGATATTATCACCCATATAAACAGCGCTTTCTCTACGCTCACCCAGTTGGGTGTAGGCCCGGCTGCTGGTTTCATGATTGAAGATGAAACTCCAACCTGGTCGGATTTTATTACAGATGGCGATCTTCAATACAATGCAGTAAAATCCTATATTTATCTTAAGACTCGCCAGTTGTTCGATCCACCGACGACATCTTATTTGATCGCAGCATTCAACGATCAAATCAAAGAGATCGAGTGGCGGTTGAATGTTCATCGTGAGGAAACTGGGTGGACCGATCCTGATCCTCCAGGACCACCTGTTGAAATACCTCCAGATTCTCCAACAGCAGTTATCAATTCACTTTCTCCTGCTAATGGTACTCCCAACGGCGGGGTTACTAGTACACTGACTGGGCTAGGTCTCAGTGGTGTCATCAATGTATATTTCGGTGACATTAATGCTGCGAGTTTTACAATTATAGATGATACTCAACTGACCTGTGTAAGTCCTGCCCATCCGGCAGGGCAAGTAATGGTCACTGTTGAAGATGTGAACGGTTTTTCTAATCCGCTTTCATACACTTTCATGTGAGGGGGTGATAAATGGATACGCTAGCCAGTAAAGAGGTAGTGAATCATATTCTCGCCCATCACGGCGTCAAGGGTATGAAGTGGGGTGTCATTCGGAGTCGCTCTGGTGGCGGTTCGGGCGGTTCGAGTTCGTCTGAAGTAACGGTTAAGACCAAAACTTATCCGCACGCTCATACGTCTATCAAGACCAAGGGTGGGAAAGAACTTCCTGCTCATCCTGACGCAATTGCGGCCAAAGTGGTGACTCAGAAGCTCAAGAAGAGCGGAATGCACACGCTTTCCAACGATGAGTTGCAGAAATTGGCTAACCGTACGAATCTTGAGCAACAGATTCACAGATCTGGGGTTGGACAAGGTACTATTCAAAAGGGTTTAAAGAATGTATCGAATTTTGTCAAATCTCCAGAGGGCCAAACAGTTGTGAATGAAGCAGTTAAGGCGCAAACATCTGAAAGTGGAAAGAAGTTGGTCAAACATTTGGCCAAGGGTGTTCGTCTAGCTGCTGTACTAGCTTAAAAAGAGTTTAACCGAATGTTGTCGCTCGAGATCAAACAATCGGGCGGCGTTGAGATTACTGGAACAAAGGAAGATTTGCTAACTCTTGCCTGGTGGATAAACAAAGCTGCCGAGGAAGGTTGTGCAGAACCGGCTTTTGTTTCTGATATCGAAATTACTTCGGTCAAGATAATGAGAAGGGAGGGTTAGCGTTGAGCCTGTCCAATACTGCGACACCGATCTACTATGGTCAGTTTCGCGAGGCGGTTCTCCGAGGAGAAATTCCAGTAAATCGTGAAATCTCCATGGAGATGAATCGAATTGATGCGCTCATCGCTAACCCCAATATTTACTATGATGACAAAGCAGTAGAAGGGTTCATTCGTTTCTGCGAAGGAGAATTGACTCTAACAGATGGTTCGGATCTACATCTTTTGGACTCGTTCAAGCTCTGGTCGGAGCAGATTTTTGGTTGGTACTACTTCGTCGAACGGAGTGTCTATGTTCCTACCAAAGATCACCACGGGGGGCACTACGAACACAGAACGATCAAGAAACGGCTGATCTTAAAGCAGTATCTGATAGTTGCAAGAGGCGCAGCTAAGTCTATGTATGCGTCGATGATTCAAAATTTCTTTCTGAATGTTGACACATCGACAACGCATCAGATCACGACTGCGCCTACGATGAAACAGGCGGACGAAGTTGTGTCGCCTATTCGTACGGCTATCACACGCGCGCGGGGACCTTTGTTCAAGTTCTTGACCGAAGGATCTTTGCAGAATACGACGGGATCGAGAGCTAATCGTGTCAAGCTTGCTGCAACCAAGAAGGGAATTGAGAACTTCCTCACGGGCTCATTGCTTGAGATCCGTCCGATGGCGATTAATAAATTACAAGGTCTCCGCCCTAAGATCTCTACAATCGACGAGTGGTTATCGGGAGACCTCCGAGAGGACGTTGTCGGCGCAGTTGAACAGGGAGCGTCCAAACTAGACGACTATTTAATTGTAGCTATTAGTTCGGAAGGAACTGTTCGAGCAGGTTCAGGCGACACAATCAAAATGGAACTTGCTGACATACTCAAGGGCGAGTACCTTGCTCCGCATGTTTCGATCTGGCATTACAAACTCGACGAACTTGAAGAAGTCGGCGATCCATCGACTTGGTTGAAGGCCAATCCAAATCTCGGCGCGACGATCTCGTATGAGACTTATCAACTGGACGTCGAAAGAGCTGAAAAAGCTCCAGCGTCACGCAATGACATCCTTGCCAAGCGTTTCGGAATCCCAATGGAGGGTTACACCTACTTCTTCACGTACGAAGAGACTCTTCCACATCGTCAAAGAGAATTCTGGGGTTTGCCATGTTCGCTCGGAGCCGACATGTCCCAAGGCGACGACTTCTGCGCGTTCACTTTTCTCTTTCCTCTTGGAGCCGAGAAGTTTGGGGTCAAAACTCGGAGTTACATCACAACTCGTACGTTGATGTTACTACCCGCGGCCATGCGTCAGAAGTACGAGGAGTTCATCAACGAAGGTGGGCTTCATGTGATGGAAGGCACTGTCCTCGACATGATGGAGATCTACGAGGATCTAGACCAATTTATTCAAAGCTCTGAATACGATGTTCGCACATTAGGATTCGATCCTTACAACGCCAAGGAATTCGTCACTCGCTGGGAGGCGGAGAATGGACCGTTCGGTATCGAGAAAGTCATTCAAGGTGCCAAGACCGAATCGGTTCCTCTAGGCGAACTCAAGAAACTAAGCGAAGATCGGATGCTCATCTTCGATCAGGCTCTCATGTCCTTTGCGATGGGCAATGCGATTACGTTGGAAGATACTAACGGAAACCGTAAACTCTTGAAGAAGAGACAAGACGAGAAGATCGACAATGTCGCCGCACTTATGGACGCGTACGTAGCATACAAAGCAAACAAGGAGGCGTTCGAGTGATATTTGGGAAAGGAGGTGAAATTTGTTGAAATTTGGAGCAACTTTAAAGCACGCCTGGAATGTTTTCACAAATCGAAATCTTGAAGGCAAGAATTTTGGTGTCAATAATAATGGCGGCGGAGATTATGGTTCGGGCTATGCATACAGGCCTGATCGGACAAGACTCCGAATCCCAAATGAGCGCTCGATTATTTCGTCGATCTATACGCGTCTCGGTATTGACTGCGCGTCCATCGATATGCGACATGTTCGCCTAGATGATCAGGATCGTTATGTCGATGACATGGATAGTGGGCTGAACAACTGTCTGACGGTTGAAGCCAACATAGATCAAGCGGCTCAAGCTTTTCGTTTGGATGTTGCGTTGACTATATTTGACAAAGGTGTCGTAGCGATCGTTCCTGTCGATACATCGGTCAATCCTGGATCAAGTCCTGGCGGATACGACATCATGACTATGCGTGTTGGCGAGATCACGCAATGGTATCCTCAGCATGTACAAGTTTGGCTGTATAACGAAGCTCTTGGGATCAGACAGCAAATCACTCTCCCTAAATCTTCAGTGGCCATCGTAGAGAATCCACTGTACTCAGTTATGAACGAGCCGAATTCGACTCTTCAACGTTTGCTTTACAAGTTGAATCTATTGGACGCTGTTGATGATCAATCTGCTTCTGGGAAACTTGATCTCATCATTCAGCTCCCATACGTAATCAAGTCTGAAGCTCGTCGCCAGCAGGCAGAGCAGCGAAGGAAGGACATCGAGTTTCAGCTCAAAGGTAGCCAGTACGGTATCGCTTATACGGATGGTACCGAGCGAATCACTCAGCTGAATCGTCCGGCAGAGAATAATCTCATGACCCAAATCGAGTATCTGACCAATCTTCTTTACAGTCAGCTTGGTTTGACCGACGCGGTCATGAATGGTACAGCCGACGAGAAGACGATGCTGAATTATTGGAATCGGACAATCGAGCCGACGCTCAAAGCCATTACCGAAGCGATGTCTCGTTCATTCCTTACCAAGACTGCTCGGACGCAGAAGCAAACAGTTATGTACTTCCGTGATCCGTTCAGGTTGATCCCGATTGAGAACATTGCCAAGATTGCGGATGTGTTTAGCCGTAATGAAATCTTGTCGGCTAACGAAATCCGACAGATTATTGGAATCAGGCCAGCCAAGGATCCGAAGGCAGACAAGTTGATCAACAGTAACATCCGTGGTCAGACACCTTCCGGCTTCTCGCAAGTGTCAAGTGCACCAGCTGCACCCGACAAAGCGACTAATGGTAGCGGTGATCTAGCCAGCGTTGGCTCGAGTAATGGTTCTAGTAATGGAAGTGGCAGCTCCTAAGAACGGCTGACAGGCCGACACCAAAACTGAAAGAGAGCATTCAAAATGGGAGAGAAGGCCAAGCCTGACTTCAGCGGCTATGCCACGAAGGCTGGTCTCAAGTGTTCAGACGGCCGGACGATCATGAAAGATGCCTTTGCGCATCAAGACAAGACGACTGTTCCGCTGGTCTGGCAACACACTCACAACGAACCCGGGAATGTCCTGGGTCACGCGGAGCTCGAGAACCGTGACGACGGTGTTTACGCTTACGGTTACTTCAACGACACGGATGCTGCGAAGAACGCCCGGACTCTTGTGAGTCACAAGGACATCACGTCACTATCCATCTATGCAAATCAGCTGACCGAGAAGGCGAAGTCGGTTCTTCATGGTTTCATCCGTGAAGTGAGCCTGGTTCTATCGGGTGCCAATCCTGGGGCGCTTATCGACAACATTTCGATTGCGCACGCAGACGGCGATGTGGTCACGTTGGAAGATGAGGCCATCATCTACACCGGTCTGGAACTCAATCACGCTGATGGCGAGTCGTCAACTTCAACGACAGATCCGGCAGATACTGGGGATGTCGAGGATGATGTCGAGAACAGCAAGACTGTTCAATCTGTCTACGATTCGATGACGCCTGAACAGCAGGCCGTCGTCCACTATATGGTTGGCGCAGCACTCGAAGGTGAAAGTGGCGATGACGCATCGCATTCTTCCGACGATGAGTCGGGGAAGAAGGAACTGGTCCACGACGATAATGAAAAGGAAGGACGCCGCATGACCCGCAACGTCTTTGAGCAGCAGGGTGGGAAGAAGGAGGAGAACCACACCCTTACTCATGACGCTATGAAGGGTATCTTTGCAGATGCACAGCGGATTGGTTCGTTGAAGCAAGCTGTAGAGGAATACGCCCTCAAGCATGGCATTGAGAACATCGATGTTCTCTTCCCGGAAGTTCGCACTATCACCGACACGCCGGAGTTCGATAGTCGACGGGTTGAGTGGGTCAAGGGTGTCCTCGGTGGTACAAGGAAGTCACCGTTCACCCGGATCAAGTCGCTGGTCGCCGATTTGACCTTCGAGGAAGCTCGGGCCAAGGGTTACATCAAGGGTAACCTGAAGAAGGAAGAGTTCATCAGTGCCTCGAAGCGAATCACTACTCCCACCACGATCTACAAGAAGCAGAAGCTCGATCGTGATGACATTCTCGACATCACCGACTTCAATGTCGTGACCTGGCTCCAAGGTGAGATGCGTCTCATGCTGGACGAGGAGCTTGCTCGTGCCATTCTCATCGGTGACGGCCGTGATCCCGCTGACGAGGATCACATTCTGGATCCGGTGGGCGCTCCTCAGGGCGCTGGCATTCGCTCGATCCTGAACGACGATGATCTCTACGCCGCAACGATCAACGTCAATCTCGGCGACGCCAACTCGACGCCAACCGAGACAGTCGACGCGATCGTCTCGGCCATGCGGTTCTACAAGGGATCCGGTTCTCCGTCGTTCTACACGACGCTTCCCGTCATCACGAGCTTGCTGCTTGTTCGTGACACGCTGGGTCGTCGTCTCTACACCTCGGTGTCCGACGTCGCTGCAGAGATGGGCGTCTCGAGCATCGTCGCGTGTCAGGCTCTGGAAGATGAGCCGGATGTTCTCGGCATCATCGTCAACCTGACGGATTACACGATCGGCACTGACGCCGGTGGAGAGGTCAACTTCTTTGACTTCTTCGACATCGACTACAACCAGTACAAGTACCTGCTGGAGACCCGTGTCTCTGGTGCCCTTACGAAGATCCGTTCCGCTCTGGTCATCATGTCCGTTGCTGGGTCAGCTGTGCTCGTTACTCCGCAAGCTCCGGACTTCGACGGTACGACTGTTACCGTGAAGACCACGGCAGGCGTTACGTACACGAACAAGGATACTGGTCAGACGCTGACCACTGGCTCACCGGTTACGCTGGCCTCTGGTGAGACGCTCAACGTTCAGGCTGAGCCTGCATCCGCTGGTTCATATTTCGCGAACAACGTCGAAGACGAGTGGTCTTTCACGAACCAGAACTAATAAAAGAGTAGGTTCTCGATGCGGTTCTTTGGCAACGTTGGTTATGGCGAAACAGTAGAAACCGCGCCTGGCGTGTGGGTTGATGAAATTGTTGAGTATCCATATTACGGGGATGTTGTTCGTAATTCGAGAGAACTACGTGAAGGACAGTATCTCAATAATGATCTCAGCGTTCAGAACTCGATCAGTATTGTGGCTGATGCGTATGCCAATGAACATTTCTTTGCTATTCGTTACGTGGACTGGGCGGGGACTCTCTGGACAATTGACAGTGTTGAAGTCCAGGCTCCCCGCCTGCTGCTGCGTCTAGGGAAGGTGTATAATGGCCCCACGCCTGCAGCTCCATGATATTTTAAAGTCGTTTACCGATAATGTATATTTTCAGCCTCCAGAGAACATAACTCTGGAGTATCCATGCATTATCTATCAGCGTGATTATGCGGAGACGAAATTCGCAGACGATATTCCATATAATCACTGTCTGAGGTATGTGGTTACAGTAATTGATCGAGACCCTGATAGTGATATCCCAGGTAAAGTGGCTTCGATGCCGATGTGTCTATACAATCGGTTTTTTACAGCTGATAACCTGAACCACGATGTTTATAGATTGTTCTTCTAAAGGGAAAGGAAACAAATGGCACCCCTGACATGGGATCAGGTTGGTGAGCGTCTGTACGAAACAGGTGTAGACCACGGAGTCCTTTATATTCCGGACGACACTGGGGATTACAGCCTCGGAGTTGCCTGGAATGGTCTCGTCACTGTTACAGAGTCTCCCTCTGGCGCTGCAGCAAACCCGCAGTACGCGGACAACATCAAGTATCTGAACCTGATCGCCGCTGAGGAGTTTGGCGGAACGATCGATGCGTTTACCTACCCAGACGAATTCGCTCAGTGCGATGGTACGGCTATTGCTGAAGCTGGTGTGACTGTCGGTCAGCAGAGCCGCAAGGTCTTTGGGCTGAGTTTCCGTTCTCGTGTGGGTAACGACATCGATGGTACGGATCACGGTTACAAGCTCCACATGATCTACGGAGCTCAGGCGGCTCCGTCGGACAGGGCCTACGGCACGATCAACGATCAGCCTGCGGCGATTTCATTCAGCTGGACAATCACTACCTCACCGGTGCCTGTCACCAATCTGAAGCCGACGGCAGTGGTCACTGTCGATTCGACAAAGGTTGACGCAGCTACGTTGGCTGATCTGGAAGGCATTCTGTACGGGACGGGTGGAGTCGAGGCAAGGCTTCCTCTTCCGGACGAAATCATTTCACTGTTCGGCGGCACCGCTCCTACCGTTGTGCGTTTGACGGGAGCCAATGCTCCGACCTACGACTCGGCCACTCATGTTGTCACTCTTCCTGCAGTGGCTGGCGTGGACTGGAAGGTCAACGACGTCGATGCGGCTTCAGGGGCTCAGCCCGCAATGTCACCTGGAGATTCTTCGTACGTCACGGCTGAACCACAAGCCACGTATGTCATCGAAGGTGATGACGACTGGACGTTCGATTATTAGGAGGAGGTGATAGGGGTCAGACAGGAGGCCAGAGGATGCTCACTATTGTAGTTCCAGGCATCGAATTGTTCGACGACACGAACCAAGAATTCACCACTCAAGGTGATGTTGTGCTGGAGCTAGAGCATTCTTTGGTCTCACTGTCAAAATGGGAGTCAAAGTTCGAGAAGCCTTTCTTGAACAACTCGGAGAAGACGATTGACGAAGTCGTTGAGTACATCAAATGTATGACGTTGACTCCCGAAGTTCCAGAGGAAATTTTCCGTAGACTCTCCGAAGAGAACGTCAAGGCGATCAATAGATATATCGATGCGAAGATGACTGCTACTTGGTTCCGCGAGGTGCCAAGACCTTCTACGAGTCGAGAGGTGATCACTTCGGAGGTCATCTACTATTGGATGGTTGCTTTCAACATCCCATTCGAATGTGAAAGATGGCATCTCAATCGTTTGTTCACCTTGATCAGAGTCTGCAACATCAAGCAGGCTAAGCCAGAGAAGATGAGTCGGTCGCAAATCGCTGCTCAGAACAGAGAACTCAATGCTCAACGCCGAGCCCAGTACAACACTACTGGTTGAAAGGGGGTGACATGGCGACCCTTGTTTGGGACAAGACTGGTGAACGTATCTACCAAACCGGTGTCGATCGCGGAGTTCTCTATCTCCATGATGGCACGACTGTGGCTTGGAATGGTCTTACTTCCGTAGAGGATACGGATGTCTCAACGCTGACATCTTATTATCTCGATGGAGTAAAGTATCTGGACAGTTTAGCTCCGGGGGATTTTACCGGTAAACTCAAAGCTTTCACCTATCCTGAGGAATTTGATCAGGTAAACGGAATAGCCAATGTCTCTCCTGGATTGGCCTATTACGATCAGCCTGCTAAGAGCTTTGATCTTTCGTACAGAACCAGAATTGGCAACGATCTGGATGGCGTAGAGCATGGATACAAGATCCATCTTCTGTACAATCTGATCGCCAATCCCGATACGTATGTATTCGCTTCTCTAACCGCTGGTTCCAATCAGCCGATTGAATTCTCATGGGCTTTGACCGGAACTCCTCCAAAGCTCGAGAAGTTCAGGCCCACTGTTCATATTTCGATCGATTCGATCGACACTCCTCCTGATCTTCTCCAATCGTTGGAGGATATTCTCTATGGTACAGCTGACAGTGATCCGCATCTCCCTACGATAGATGAGATTGCTGAACTCTTCGGCTATCTGGGTTCACTTATTATTGTTGATCATGGTGACGGTACGTGGTCCGCTATTGATGAGTCCGATACCTATATCACGATGACTGATCCGACGACATTCAGGATCGATAACGCCAATACCAAGTATCTGGACACAACCACATACCAGATTTGGAATACTAACCCAGACGACTGAGGAGGTGAAATGTGGCCACAGTTACAAGTCTTACTGCTGACCGAATGCTGGCGATCGAAGCTGCCTCAGTTGTTGACGGCGATGTCGATGCCAGTGGCAATCTGATTCTCACCCAGAAAGGTGGGACTCAGATCAATGCGGGAAGTGTCATAGGTCCTCCGGGTCCTCAAGGCCCTGTTGGATCTATGCTTTCAGTTCTTACAGCACAGCCCGTGTTGGATGTCGGAATAATCAATCAGATTCGTGCTGGTCGACAGCTTGGCCCAGCTGATTTCGGAAACATGGGTTTGGCTGCACCTCTCGGCTTGTGGAATCTTTCCGATCTGAGCGATGCCAGTGGTAACGGTCGAGCTCTCAACAACAAAGGTGCTGTTACTTTTGCATCGGGTATCAATGGTGGTGCGAATACTGCTGCTCAATTTATAGGTTCGACAGCGCAATCACTTTATATTCCTGATACTGGAGCTGCAGATCCGTTTCGTATCAAGAATGGTACAATTGGTTGCTGGTTTCGTGTTGCTAAACTTAGTGCTACACAGGTATTGATTTCTAAGTGGAGCGCTGCTGCTGGAAACTATTGTTGGTGGTTGGGCATAGCTGGAGCGGGCAGTAATGTAGCGTATAATATATCGAGCGATGGTTCAACTGTTTTAACTGGGATAAGCAATACGAATGTAGTTGATGATAAATGGCATTTTGCAGTTATGACTATTGACTCTACGGCTCTTCGTATATATGTTGACAGTATATTAGAACAACAGTTCAGTTTTAGTGGTACACTTTTCTCTGGTTCTGGGCCTCTGAATATCGGTACACAAGCTGCCGATGCAAGCACGGCTGGGTCAAGTCCATTCTTTGGTCGTATAGATGAGGCATTTGTTACTTCGGATGTTCTCAGTGAAGAGGAAATTCGCAATCTATATTGTTCCAAGATCTCGCATACTCTGGCAGCTGTCCCTGCTCGATTTACTACTAACGTTCGCCGACGTCGTCGAGGCGCTGCGTTGGTTGCTGCTGATTTTCCGACACAGCCTTTGCGACTGCATAATTTCTCGGCTGCTTCACTTGGAGATGAAGGTTCTAATAATCAAGTACTAACTGCGGCTGGATCTCCTCTTCCTGCAAGCGTATCTGGTGCAGATGGTTCGGCCGGAAACGCATATCAGTTTGGTCCCAATAATAACCTGTATTCAACGGATACTGGGTTGCCGTCTGGATTAGCAGCACGTTCCTATGGTGCTTGGGTTAAATGCAATCCGTTTGCTGGCGGACAATTTTTGGCATGGGGCGGTGTAACTGGATCTACAGATGCTCGTCTTGGAGTTAATAACCCAGGAAATATTTACTGTTACAGCGGTGCCGATGGTATCACTGGCCCATTTGTAGCTGACG